GTTCCTAAACCAATTCGGTCAGGGACAGCGCGACCGCCTGGCGGTGCAAGCGGCGGGAGCTTTTAACGAAGCAATGCGGAATCAGCCAATACAGACCCGCCTACAAGAGACGCTGATGCAGCGGCTAGGTCAGCAAGGTCAGCCCGATGCGATGACTCAGGCTGAGTTGACGCGATTTGGTCAGCAGCGCGGCGAGGCTGAAGCACAACTACGCAACCAACTCCAACAACTGGGTCTGCTCACTCAAGGCGGCGACACGGCAGAACAACTCGCCAAGTTTGCAGGGCAGTCCCTGTTGGGTGAACAGCAGATCATGGCGCAAGGCCAGCAGCGCGGCGAGAGGGCTTTCCAGGACGCTCTGGGGCTTCTACAGCAGCGCCAGGGCGGTCGGATGTCTGAGGCGCAGATGCGCCAGATGGAGCAGCAAGCGGGCCTGGCAGAGGGTCAGTTGGGTTTACAGGCATTTGGTCAGGCACAGCAGGGCGCACTGGGTCAGCAGAGGCTGGGACTACAAGAACGCGGACAAACGCTTCAGGAGGAATTGGGCCGTGGACGCTTAGGTCTGGAAACAGAGTTGGGGCGTGGCCGTCTAGGGCTACAGGAGCGCGGACAAGACCTCCAAGAGGAACTGGGCCGTGGACGGCTGGGCCTCGAGACAGAGCTAGGACGCGGGCGCCTGGGCCTTCAGAGGGACCAGTTTGGGGAGCAGACGCGCCAGTTTGATGTTGGTCAGCGGTTCCGCGAGGAAATGGGACGCGGGCAACTGGGTCTACAGCGTGAGCAGTTTGGAGAGCAAGCGCGTCAGTTCGATGTCGGCCAGGATCTCAGGGAACGACAATTCGGTGAGCAGGGGCGGCAGTTTGACGTGGGTCAGGATTTAAGGGAGCGGCAATTCGGGGAGCAAGGGCGGCAGTTTGATACCACGCAAGATTTCCGCAACCGCCAGCTAGAGGCTCAGGAGGCGCTCAACCAGGGCAACCTCGACCAGGCTGCTGCCACCCTCGAGGAAAACCGCCGACAGTTTGATGAAAATATGCTTTCATCCGAAAGAACAAATCGCCAGGCCCGTCGAGACAAGATGTATGGCGCCGGGTTTAAGATTGCAGAAAGCATTGGATTTTTTGATAACGTAAAAAAATCGGGTCTGATGAACACGCTGGGCGGGATACCTGGGTTGGGATTCTTAAAAAATTTTAAGGGGGGCGGCGGCCCCGTAGACACGCGAAGCATTGCGGAGTTGAGCAAGCTCACAGAACGCGCTATGCCAAAATTGCCGCCGGGTGCTGCTGGAAGTCCAGGTCTTGCATCGCGTCTTGGAACGGCTGGGGCTTTGTATAGCGCCGGTGAAGGTATCCAGAGTGCGCTTGGTGATCGATTTGCAGGGTCAAAAGGATTAGGCGACATCGCAAGTGGTGCAGGTCGCGGCGCCGCCATTGGCTCCATGATTATGCCAGGAGCAGGGACAGCGATTGGCGGTGCTATTGGTGGCGGTTACAGCGCACTAAAGAATGTTCTGCAACAGTTTGGTGGCGGTCCTAACTACGGCGAGATGCCAACGAACAACCTCATACGCTCCGTTGAACGTGGCGATAGAAGTGCGCTGGAAGAGATGCTAAGGCGCGGACTAGATCCACGCGCAGAGCGTCGGCGATTAGCAATGGCTGAACGTAGGATGCCAACACAAGACGCTAGTTTTGAGATGCTTGAAGGTATGGCCTAAGAGGATGACATGGGACTATTGGACGCACTTGGATCGCTGACCATCGCTGCCGGTGAGGAGTTGCCTGGCATAACCAAGCGGGTGGATGAACGCGCACAGCGCAGGGTCAATGCCGCCATCGGCAAGGATTTTGAGTTGGCTCGGGTGGACGGCGACGTGCCACGCATGAAATCAATTATGGAAGGTGCTGGGGCAGGTCAGTATAACGAGGGCAGCACAGCACCAGGCTCTGAAGTCTACAACATCATGCAGACGGCCATAACCGGATTTGAGAACGACGAGGAAGAGAAAGAAAAAAACAAATATGACCAAGTAGTCGCCTTAGGCGGTTTTGCAGCAATAGATGCCAAAACCAAGCGTTACAAAAAGCTAACTGGAGCGTCACCAGAAGAAGTGAAAGCATACAGGGATGTTTTGACGATGCAGGATGATGTTGCAAATAGAATGGCGGCAACTAAGGTCGAGAAAGCAGAAATAGAAGTAAGAGGAATGAGGGGCAAACAAGAGGCGCTAAATCAATTTAATGCTGCGTATGAACGTGACGACATGGAGGAGGCGGCAAGATTAGCGGAGCGAATGGGCGATACAGAGTTGGCAAAAATGATTCGCGGTGAAGGCGAATTTAATAAAGAAGTTTTTGATTCTGAGGAGAAATTCAGAACGAAATTTGAAAAGCAAACAGAAAACTTCAATAAGATCCAAAGTGCATACTCTACGCTTTTACTAATCAACGAAAAGCCTACTGCCGCCAGTGACTTAGCAACAATCTTTGCGTTTATGAAAATGCTCGATCCCACTTCTGTGGTCCGCGAAGGCGAATTTGCCAACGCGCAAAACTCTGGCAGTGCTGAACAAAAATTGTGGAACAATTACAACCAGCTATTAATGGGTTATCGCTTAGGCGAAGTAATAAGAGACAAGGACGGGAAGGTGATTGGTTTAGGAGAAGTGCGCCAGAACTTCATGGACACGGCCCGTGCGATTTACATGTCAGCGCGAGAAGGCAGAAACAGATCGGCCACAAATATGCGAAAATTGGCAGCTTCTTATAAACAACTTGACCCCAACCGCGTGGTATATGACACAGAAACCGACCGCGTATTTGCTACACTGCCACAGAATACATTGAGTGACGCAGGTAGAGAAAGAGCTAAAGAGATTCAAAAAAGAGGTCACAAAATCCCCACCTGGTCAGAGCTGATGAAATCTACAGAAGGCATTGGGGTTCCGTTTGGACAAGAGGCTCAGTATCAGCCACCACCAGGCACCAATTCTAATGGCGAGGGTAGCCTAAAGCTCACAGATGGCACTACCGTTCCAATAACGGAGAATTAGCACGATGCCTCACTTCTCTATACCTCAAGAGTGGCTTGACAAACAAACGCCCGAAAAACGTCAAGAGGCTCTCGCTGCCCTGGCAGAAAAAAACGCCCACGCCGCCGCGCAGCCAACAGCACCGCCAGCGGCGCCTCAAGATCAGCCAGCAACAGAAACCGCAGACGCTGGCGATGAAGGCGGCACGGGTATACTAGCCCAACTGGGTAAGGTCCAAGACCAGATGGCCGCAGGGGATCTACCGTTTCAATACATGATGCCGGGGCCAGCGCGAGGATCTTATTTAACCGCTCGAGCGGGTGACGTTATTGAAGGCTGGAAAAAACTGCCTGGGGAGTTTTTACAGACAGCAACGGGCATCGCGAAGAAAGCCGGTGAGGTGTATGATCAGCCAGTAGAAGAAGCAAAAAAGGGCTATGACATCCTTTCTTCGCTAGGTCGAGGCGGCATTGATCTAGCTGCACAAGGTTTAGCAACTATCGGCCTTGCAAAGCCGCGACCCGAAACAAAAGAAGGACAAGCCGTTGCTGAGATGGGTACAGGCATCGTTCGCGAGGCTTACGAAGTTGCCAAAGATCCTGTCAAAAAGTGGGGCGAAAGCCCCAGCGGTACTTTGGGCGTGGCGCGAATGTTTCTTGGACCCGCCGACCCCATTGGCATAGCGACCAAATTCGCATATTCAGGCGCTAAGAAATTTGGGAAAAAAGGATTGGAGACACTAAAAAAGCGGTGGGCTGGCGAAACTGGCGCAGGTGAAGAAGCACTGGACATCGCTTATGACATTGGAAGAACAGAAGGGTTTGAGGGTGGCCCCCGTACGGAGCAATTTGAGGCAGCGCGACAAGGTGAGACGCCTATAGAAACAACCTATGGACGCTTGACAAAGGCGATGCCAGAGGTCGAAACGTTTGTTTCTAAGCGTTACAACGATGCGGTTCAGGACATTCAGAAAAAATACCCCGATGCAAAACTGGACCTGGACGGCGTAAAACAAGAAGTGCTGCAACATATCGACGACCTTGGTGTTGATATGGTTCCAAAACTCAACAAGAAGGGGCAGCACATTGTTGACGAGCAAGGGCGCCCAATATTTGACGTAGTACCGCGACCCAATACCCGACTTACGTCGCTAGATGCCAACAAAGAACTCAGCCCCCTTAGAAGTTTGTATATGACGGTGCAAGCCTGGGATGATTCCTCAATAAATGGCATGCATCAACTTCGTTTGGCGATTGATGAACTTAACAAAACAACGGGAAAATATAGCAACGTCGGCGTGTTAGATGCTGCCATGAATCGTGCGCGTACATCGCTGAATGACAGAATACAAAGCCCAGACAAACCGTGGAGCAAAGAGTTTGCAAAGGCTGATAATCTGTTCTCAAGTGCACAAGCATTTGTGGATCAAGCAAAGAAAAATCTGGGCATTAAAGATGCTGACCTGCGAAACACCACGGCCACGCTGGGCCTCGAGGACTCAGCAAACATCCCGGCAGTGTCCTCAACGTTGCAAACAAAACTGGGCAACCTCCTAAACGACCGCACCTCCCAAAATCTGGAACTTAGCAAAGCCATCGTTGAGGAGATCGACAAAACGATCGACCGGCTTAATCCTGGCGTCTACACGGGGTCTATTAAGGATGAGCTTGCAGGTATTCGCTTAAGCTCAGAAGGAAAGCTGGGTATCGCAAAAACGCATCCCAGGCAAGGCGGCACTTCAGTAGGCGCGGGAGGCATCGGGGGCCTCACGTATTTGGGCTTCAGTGGTGATCCTCTGATGTCGACGGCATTGGCGGCTGGCCTAACAGGTGCGATGTGGGGAACGAGCAAAGTCGGGCGATGGTTGCGGTCCATGAGTATCGACAACCCGAAATCGTTGGGGAAAATGTTTCGGGTATTTGGCGCCAGCGAAAAAGCCGCAAAGGACATAGAAAAGTGGGCAACCAACTTTGGCTCTAGTCTAAAAGGTAAGGCGGCAGGTCTTGCCCAGCGCGGTGCTGCTTTGGGTGTGGTAATCAATGCGATGTCAGAGGATGACGACATCTTGTCAACAATGGGATCTATAGAACGAGCGCCAGGATCTCGAGGCGACTTCGTGGGCCAATCCACGCAGGTCATGCGATAGGACAACGCAATGGGAACGATCTCAAGACAATACTCATTCGTGGCTGGGGCGGTACCCAGCGCCGCAAATTGGAACGCAGACCCCAACAACTTCATCACCCTGGTCAACGGCCAGATTGATGAGGCAAACGTGGACTACTCGAGCGCCGACGGCATTGCCACGCTACAGAATACGCAGACGCTCTCCGGTGCAAAGACGTTCTCTAGCTCGAGCGGCACGGCCTTCAACTACGGCGTCACAATCAACGAGGGGTCGAACGACAGCGACACGCGCATCGAAACCAACAATATGACCCACGCGGTCGTTGTCGATGCCGGCCTCGATGCCATCTCGTTCGGCGCAGCAGCGGTGGATGATTCGTTCGTGCAGATCGCCAAAGGCGCGTCCACCTCAACGGCAACGCAGAACACCTATCACCTGTCAGTTGCTCCTGGCGGGGCGACGACGATCCCGTCAGGCACCACTGCCTATGTCGGATCTGTGAACATTGCAGAGCCAAACATCACGGCAACCGGGACCGTCACGAATGCGTTTACCGTTCGCATCGCTGGCGCACCGACAGAGGGCAGCACCACAAACTATGCACTGTGGGTGGATGCAGGTGCAACGCAGCTCGACGGGGCGCTAAGTGTCGGCGTTGATGGGACCGGCGCAGATGTCACGTTCTACGGTGACACGTCAGGCAAGCAAGCCTTGTGGGACCAGAGCGAAGACACGCTACAGCTAAACGACAACACCAACCTGACATTCGGCACGGGAGCGGACGCCGACATCTTTTACGACGGCACAGACTTGAACATCTCCCCCGCCGTGGTTGGGTCTGGCGACATCGTGGTGAACGGTGCGTCGATAGAGTTTGCTGATTCTGAGGGCGTCACACTTGGAACAGGCAAGGACGCGACGATACAATATGACGGCAGCAATCTTGTCATCTCACCTGCCGCTGTAGGGTCTGGTGACGTTTCAATTTCTGGTGGCGGCATTAAGCTGGCCGACAGTGAGTCGCTGACTCTTGGAACAGGCAGTGACGCCACAGTCACGTTTGACGCAACCAATACCGTCTTAGCTACTGCTGGTTCGTTTGTTTTGCAGACCAACGGAACAACAGAGCATGTGCGCGTTGACACCGGTGGTACTCTCTACCTCAACGATGACGCAAACGGCAAGATGACTCAGGGCATCACCATAAATCAGGCGGCGAATGACAACAACGCCATCGACCTAAAATCCTCAGATGTAAATCACGGCAGAACTGGACACGCTGAAACGGATACGTATTTCAGTCTGGCTAAATATGACGGCAACAAAGGCGGGATCTTACAGTACGTCATGATGGACAACGAAGCCCAAGCTCCTAATTACGATATACGAGTGACGGGTGGACAGGCCGTTACAAACGCAGCAGCATCCAACTGCATTGGGCTGGTGACCTTCCGAATCGCTCAACACAATGGCTCAAACAGCGCGTCTTCAATGACGGCGGGCGGGTTTCCATTCGTTGTTCGATGTCATGACGCGGACGACACGGACAGTGCTGTTTTCGCGGTCGATGAAGATGGCGATCTCTACGCTGGTAATACCAATGACAGCATAGCGATGAGCGATGATAAAAATGACCCCGCACTCTTGCGCGGATTTGATCACGCCGTTGATGAGTTGGGTCTAGCAAAAGGCATGATTAAAAATAGGTGGGACGATTTCGTGAAAACGCGGGATGCTGACCTTGTTGAGCTGGGAGTGCTTGGCGATACGGTAGAAAATGGTGGCCTGTATTGTGTCACCCAACATACACGATTAATGAACTCAGCGATCTGGCAGGTTTATTCGATGCTGCTAGATGTGATCGACTCGCTACCGCGAGAGACGCAAGACAAGATCCGAAAAGTGGTTCCAAATCAACTGCTACTGGAGGTGGCGTAACCTATGGCGCTTAATTCTAACATAAAACTGGACGGGAACGCGCCTCTAGTAGGTGCATATGTACGTGTCAGCGATGTCATGCTAAAGAAGGATCGAAACTCTTCGGCAAACGCAAAGCACTACATAACGTATGGAGTATCGGCCTACATAAATGCGTCAGCCGCAGCCGCCGATCCTTACTCGCGAAATTCATTGCACGTTCCCTTGTTGGATCGGTTCAAGATCAGAGAAGTAGACCCTGCTGCAAATCTGAGCGCACTGGCATACAACAATTTGAAAACCAAGATCGTTGCGTTGGAGTGGGAAGCGAACACTAACGCCATCGAGGATGTGTAAATGACCAGCGAAGAGATCACCGCGAAGATTGATGACATCCAGACGGCACTAAACCAGTTGAGCCAGCAGTTACTGACCCAATCGCCGCAAGCACAAAATCTGATCGGGCAACTCGCAGCCTATAACCAGATGCTCTCAGAGCCAGAGACCAAGCCCGTTGCCAAAAAGTAAACTCTATTACTATGGCTGTGAGGTCTTAAGGGTGGTCGATGGTGACACGTTGGATGTCCTCTGTGACTTGGGCTTCGATTCTCATCTTAAACTGAGGTTAAGGTTGTCCGGCATCAACACGGCTGAGTCTCGCACAAGGAACCTCCGCGAGAAGGCCGCAGGCAAAGCGGCTACAGCCTTTCTTAAAGAGACGCTTGAATCAGCCGACTCTGTTGAATTTGAATCACACGGCAAAGGAAAGTTCGGTCGCGTTCTAGCGACACTGTACATCATCAAATGTGGGAAGCGTACCGACATCGGCAAGCTGATGATCCGCGAGGGTCACGCGCGAGAATATTACGGAGGAAAAAGGGAGCCGTGGTTCCAAGACTGAGAGTCGGCATTCTGCTGTTTATCGCCTTCGTGATGCTCCTCATGGGCATCCTGGCTGGCGGCACACTGGCCGCATTCATCGACGCACCTAGCATGTTCATCGTCCTAGGGATCTCGCTGCCGCTGGTATACGTGCGCGGGTTTAGCTGGAAGAGGTTCAGGCGGCTTCTGGTATCGGCGGGAGCTATCGGCACCGTGACGGGTCTGGTGCTAATGCTTCAGAACCTTGACGACCCTGCACAGATCGGGCCAGGTATGGCTACGGCACTTATCACGTTGCACTACTCACTGGTCGGCGCGGCCTTTTGTCGCGCAATGGAGGAATAATGGGACTCGAGGGCTTGGTAGAAATTATTATCACTGCGACCTGCATCTCGTCAATTGTCGCGGCTGCGCTCGAAAACGTGCGCGGCGTTATAACGACCAAAGATGATCATTGGGATGAGGTGCTTTTAATTCTGTCAGTGGCGATCTGTTACGCCTACGACATCCGGTTACTGGAAACCATCGCAGGTAACGTCAGCACACTTAGTGTCGGCTACCTCATCGACTATGTGATAGGTGGCAGTGCTCTTGCCGGTGGAGGTGCGAAGCTCTACAAGCGGATCTCTAGGGACGTGGCAAAGGTCCGCAAGGCCACTGCGTGAACGAGAACCCGTTTGAGGATCGCGACCACGGCTACATCACGCGGTCTGAGGTCTATCGAATCGTAGCGCAATATGTCGCTAAGAAATGGCCTGACAAGCGGGTAGAAACGATTGTGATGCCAGGGCTGGATCGCAAAGACTCGTACGATAAACCAGGGTACGTGCTTTTCAAATGATTGGCGTGGCTGGCATAAGCGGCCTGTTCAAGGCTGCGGGGGGAATCGTTGACAATCTGCACACGTCCGACGAGGAGCGGCTAAAGCTCAAAAACTCATTTGCGGAACTCCAGGGTTCCGTAATGTCGGATGTGCTCGAGTATCAGAAGAGCCTGAACGAGGCCCAGGCCAACATCATCATGGCCGAAGCTGGCGGCAAGAGTTGGATACAGCGCAGTTGGCGACCTGTTACGATGCTGACGTTTGTCGGGATTGTGCTGATGCGGTGGTTCGGTCTGACCGTTGCCGTACCAGAGGCGGTCGAGGTGGAGCTGATGAGCCTAATCAAGATCGGCCTGGGCGGCTACGTGGCTGGACGCAGCATCGAGAAGGTCACGGAAACAGCCAGCGGTGCGCTTAAAGATTATGCCAAGACAAAATGAAATGCATCCGCAACAAAGAATCGGGCGAGATACGCAGAGTGAGCGATCTGAAGGCGATGCGGTTGGTCGTCGGAGGCCCGTGGATCTACACAAACAAGGCCGCGTGGAAGGCCCAGAAAAATAGGGCTGGAGCAAAGAGCGAACCGGCTAATGAATGATAGACCTCAAATTTGAACACATGAGCCAACGGGCACTTGTCGACAAGTGCCATGAATTAACCGAAGAGTTGAGCAGAGCGCGTGGTGGCCTTGCAGACAGTATGGACCGCAATGCCGATCTCAGGTATCGAAATACCAAACTTGTCAGAGTGAGGAAGAAGGCCAAAGGCAAGATCGATGCGGCCAGCAAGCGATTTATAAAGGAGTCCGCAATCCGGTCGGTCCTTGGGAATTTGATTGCGCTAGGGATTGCCATCCCGGCAAGTCTCCAAGACGGGTCGTTTACTCCCTACCTCCTGTTGTCAGGAGTGGTAAGCGGGATACTGGTGCCGTTACAGACGTATATATCAAAGCGACAAGAGGAAGTCTGAATGCCCAAATTTGGCACGGCCTCACTGCGTAGGCTGTCGGAGTGCGATGACCGTATTCAGTTGGTGCTAAACGAGGTCATTCGCGTCGTAGATTGCAGCGTCATCTGTGGATACCGGGATGAGGAAACCCAGAACGAACTTTACCGCGCCGGGCGCAGCCACGTCCAATGGCCTGACTCGAGGCACAACCAAAGCCCTAGCATGGGCGTGGACGTTATCCCGTGGCCCGTTGATTGGGAGGATCGAGAGCGGTTCACCTATTTTGCTGGGTATGTGATGGGAATTGCTGACCAGCACAATGTGGCTCTGCGCTGGGGCGGGGATTGGGACCGTGATTGGCGGGTGCGGGATAACCACTTTGACGACCTGCCGCATTTTGAGATTGTGGGCGACTGACGCGCAGCACACATATATATGTAGCACCAGAGGGGGCTGATCCTAGCGGGTCGGCCCCCTTTTTTATAAACCGCAAATAACAACCGATCAGGGTTGACATACGTAGGCTATGTATATACATTGATACTGTAAGCAGAGAGCACACCACCACCACAAAGGAGCAACGCGATGACGTGCGCAGAGAGGTTTGGAGATTGGGCCAAATGTTTGGATGACGCAGGTTGGAGTTGGATAGGTACTGGCGGGGGGTGCGATTTTCCCGCCCTCGAATCAGAGACCGAAACGGGCGAAGAGGGGGTGCGCGTGGCCCTTGTTTCTGGCGTAGGGGATATGGTTGCAGAAAGTCCCGAAACGGATACCGAACCCGTACGCCTCACGGTTTACTTGGATGACGATTGGACAGAGGAAATCTGGGCTGAGTGGTCAAACGTCCACGCCCTAATTGAAGCGGTCGGAACGCCGACCTATACGGCGGCATATGAAGCGGTCAAGTCAGACAACGCCCTCACTGAAGAGCATAACTAAACAAGCGTGAGGGGGCTGTGCGCCAACACAGACCCCCCCACTAGCCACCAACTCCACACGGGGAGCAGGTAGATATATGGACAATATGCACGTAGACAGAGAAATGGAAATGCAGCGCGTTGCCCAGGAGATCGAGGCTGAGAGGATGGACCAGCTCAGGCGCGATTGGGAGGCTGATCGGGCAAGCACAGAGACCGCAGATAGTTATATTGAGGCCCTCGAGCATCAGCTGCAGGTTCGCAGGTACGCAAGGGCGCTGGCTAGGGCTAGGAAATCACAATGAGCGTCATGACATTACGACTGCGCCACACGGGGAACTGGGTCAGCATCCCCTACGCCCAGATCCAAGAGATTGAATGGCGGGACGGCGAGGACCACTGCATGGTCAACGGGCGCACCGTAAACGCGGACGGCCCGACACTTACTGAGGAATTAAAGAATGCCAGAAGAGAACTCGACCACGCCGCTTATGACCAAGCGCGTGAACTTGTTTCTTGACGAGAACCTGTATAAGCGTCTGAATGAGGCCGCCTGGACGACCCGCGTCAGCATGAGCGAGTTTATACGCCAGGCGATCAAGGAAAAACTTGGAGAGTCTGAGGGTTAGCCTTTACGATGGGCAGTACCCAGCAGAAACAAGGCGGTCAGGCAGTTGGGTATGGCGCGTGACCCCTCGGGGTCACCACTCATACCCAACCGGCCTGGTGATATGCTATTCACCAGGCCGTCGCCTTTTTTTGCTAGTGCCAGCGGAAGGTGCTGCTGGGGGTCGTAGTATTGCAGTTCCCCGTGGCCTCTAGGTGGGATCTTGATCCGGTGGATCAAGTGGGCCAGGATGTTGCGCTTAAGCTCAATGTCTTGGTCAGGGTTCTGTAGGCTGCTCCGCAGGTATTCAATCTCCTCAACTGCATCGGCCAGCGTCAGCATCTCCATGCCATCCTCTGGCTCTTCTTTTATCTGCGCTTCAATCCGGTCGATCTCGCCTTGCGTTGATTTTATGGCGGTGAGGAACTCAGGCATCGGCCCAGCCTGTCGTATCGTCTCAACCAGGTTCTGCATCTCAATCTGACATTTCTGCTGTGCGTTGTGCAGTGCTGCCAGGTGCGGGTTGCCGTTGCCGTGCTGTTTGAGGTATCTCTGCAAACCTCGTTCGATGACTTCAGGGTTTAAAATTTGATTATCTACAAATTTCATGATCTGGTTTTCGGCGCGTGTTCCAGATACGTGCCGACCATTATCACATACGCCGTTACCATGATTTGAGTGCCGGGTACAGCAGTAGTATGCGTCACCGTTTTTTCCGCGAACATTGACGACAAAGTTTCCGCCGCAGCTGGCGCATTGCAGTAAACCAGAGAGCAGATACTTGCGCCGCACATACGACGAGTTTGGGGTGCGTTTTTCAAGCCGTTTCTTGACAACATCGAACAGATCCCGCGAGACAATGGCGGGATGAGAGTCCCGAACCACCACCCACTCATCGCGGCTTTTCTTTTCCACGGTGTGCGCTGCTTTGTTTCGCCGCGTTTGATTCCAAACGTAGTCACCGGCATATGCTTGGTTGTTCAAAATGGTTCGCACGGCACCGATAGACCACGTTGAGCCTCTAGGCGACAATAAACGCTCTGCGTTAAACGCAACGGCAATGCCTTTCATGGTGCCGCCCTGCGCGTACATCTCAAATATCCTCAGCACCACCGCTGCCGCATCCTCCACGATCTCATAGGTGCCGTGTCGAACCGGGTTGCCCTTGTGGTCAAGCTTGCCGCTGGGATCATCCTCATAGACCAGGCGGTATCCGTATGGCGCTTTGCCGCCCGCAGAGTATCCACGCTGCGCCACCTGCTTTTGCCCTGCGTGGGCATAGGCGCCGGTCTGGACGCTATAAAATTCATCTACCCACGTCAGGATCGATGTCAGCAGCTTACCCTCAAGGCCACCAACGTTTGGCTGGGTGACGGAAATCAACTCGACGCCTAGCTTGCGTAGTTGTGCCTGAATAAGGGCAAACTCGTCCTGGTTGCGGCACAGACGGCTGTAGTTGTAGATCAGCAGCGTGTCGAATGGCCGGGGCTTGTTTTTGGCATTTGCCAGACAGCGTTGGAACGAATCCCGGTGCGTGTTCTGTCCGGTTTTGGCCTCGTCCACATATATATGAGACTCGTCCAGCGTCAGGCCGTTGGCGTCGGCGTATTTGCTGACCTCCTCCAGTTGGTATTCAATGGACTCGCCGCCGACTTGGTTGTCGCTACTGAACCGTAGATATGCCGCTGCCACCGTCATCTGTAGAACCTCTTAGAATCATCTACCCACGTAAAGATTGATGTCAGCAACTTATCCTTGAGGTCGGCGTTGTGCGTGACGCTGACAAGCTCCACGC